TAACCGTGGCCATGCAGGTTTTGGTTCAACAGGAGAGTAAGTATGGAAGGTTTTATAGACTATGAAAGCCGCCCGATCACACGATCGGCTTATAGAGTGAAAGCCAACGATGCAATCAGTCATCTTGGAGATTCCTGTTTTTGTATTAAGGTCGCGCACAAAGATGTGTTCTTTAAGGCGTATGAGACAGTGTTCCCTGGGGATTTCATCATTCACAATGCTGATGATGATATTTATCACTGCCGTCAAGCCACTTTTCATGATAGGAACATTGTGTAAGGGTCTGGCCCCTAGCGGGGCCATCCCCACTTTAAACCCAGCCGTTACTACTGAACTGGCCCCCATGTCCGGTTTCACTTAAACCAAAACCTTCATTCAATAGTTGCTGACATGATGCCTCATACTTGGCAGCGTAGTTGTTGCCAGCATGGAAGGTCTCGCTCATACCAATCGGATTCAATACACGGCTGGCGATATAATATAGCAGTGGCTCCAGGTGTGTTTCAGGAAGGTCCACCTCTACCATATTAGCTGGATAAGCCAGATCCAACATACCTAACGCTTTGGGATTAGGCCGATAAATTACTGATAACGTTTCATTGTTATCTAGTACATGCTTGTATCCCTTAATTCTACGAGGCAAAACCAATGTATTAAAACTGGTGGTCTTCAGTGACTGTACCCGATTAGAATTGTTCAAGGAAAGATCATTACCCATCTCATCCGTCACCGCTTCAATCTGCATAACCGTATTGACAAAGGGATCATCCAGATCTGCAATGTACTTTACCGGTTCTGTGGACGTGGTGTTACTGGCTGCAAACTTCCTGTTCAGTACGTACTTGAATTTGTCTGGTTGCAAAGTAAGTACCAATGAATTCTCCTGGAACACGAAGCGTTTATGCAGCGCGGCCAAGCCCATATTAACGTGTGTAACCAAAGCCTTTTTATTCTCCTCGGTAATTTCACCGTCCACACGTTCAGTCAAGGCAATTTGAGCCAGTTCCCCTACTTCTAGTTGATCCAGTACACTACTTAACAGCATATTTATTACCTCATTAAACTACGTATGAGTCCATTGGACTCCCGGTATCGTCGTCTTCATCCAGCTCCCAAATGCCGGTCTTGTCGTCTTTAACTAGATCTCCTTCTTCTGTTGGACGCCACGGAACCAGTGATGCCAGTTGGCTGATCGTATCGATGAAGTCATCTTTCTTGGATTTGAAGCCGGAACGTGAAGCCAAACTGATCTCATTCATGCACTCACTCAAAGCAGGACCAGATCGCAACTCAATCGGGAAGAACATCTTACGGGCCTTGAACAATGGCACCACGATGTTAAATCGAACCAGTTTATTGGTGACCGGCCGTAGGCCAGGGTCACCTTTGTTATTCTCGGAGGCCAAAGTGAAGTAGATGTTCCGGGTCATCATCTCGCCCATGATCCAGGGTATAAAGCCACCCTGCTGTCCACTGACCTCGATGCCCACCGATTGTGGCCGGTACATTTGAGCCAGCCTGAACAGATCGTCCACGTTCTTATCCATGAGCTGACGCTTACAAACACCGTCCACCCACAACCAGTCACCGTTGTTGTTGTAGGCCCACACAGAGATTACTGAGAAGTCACTGGCCTCTTCTTTAGAGGTGGCAAAGTCAGTGGTGATGTAGAAATTGAACCGGTGCTTATTGTTCAGCACGTTATTGTGGTTATACCAGGTGATGTCGTTATCCTGGATCAGCCGGTCCTCGGCACTCATGATCCGCAGCATCAGCTCTTGGTTGAAGGTATCAACCTTACCTGTCTTGACTGCCATCTCGTATTGGGCTAACACGTAGTCAAAATCAAACCGGTCAGGCCATGAGCTTTTGAACTCCTCCCGGATACACGGGAAATGCTCACACACCGGGAATACGTTGACTGACCAAGCGCCTGACTCCACCGCTTTATACAGGGGGTCTTTGGCGTTGAACGGCGTACCAGACCATATAATGATGTTCTTGGCCGGGTGCATGGCGAAGGTCACGGCTTTGTAGACGGTGTCCTCTACCGCCGCTATGACGGTCACAGAGCGTGCGTCTTCATCCGAGATAAGATCATCCAGGATCGCCAACTGAGGTCGTGTACCCAACTCCTTGGCACCACGAACACCGGTCTTAGCGCCGTACCCTTTCACGATGAACACATGGCCATCGTCGTTATGGAATTCCCAACGGATGTCCGTGAACCGGGTAACCGGCACGTATTCCTGTAGGAAGTCTGAATTATCCCAGCGGTACTCCAGGTTTTTCCTCATGTTCTTGACGCCGTTCTCTATCGAGTCCGACACGTAAAGAGCCAGATTAATCTTACCGAACGTATCCAACTCACCATACGTGGCGATATACAGAAACAAGTACTCACCCATGACGGTGGTTTTAGCGATACCCCGGTGACACAGGTTAACGATCCGTGTTCCGCCCTCACTGATCGTATCCAGCATGTAGTAGTGAACCAGGGGCGTCTGGTTCTCTTCACCGTCTTCACCGTTGACCAACTTAATGAAGGTCACAAAATCCAGGGCAAAGTCACTGGGCATGTACCCTTCCAGTGAGCTGTAATCGATCTGGTTCAGGTAATCATCCACCCCCATTTCGAAAGCTTCAACGACTTCCTGCATCCCGGTACTCACGTATCGGCCTCGCCACTGTCGTTATCCACTGTTATCCGGGAGTGGGCGATCTCCTGGGCGCTCATGAATCCAGATTTGATGGCCTGCTTTTGCTGAGCCACCAAGTCCATAGTGGATTCCCTGAGAGCATCAATAGAGCTGTCGGGCTTCTGGGATACAGAGAGTTCAATCTTCTGAGACTCAGGCTGCTTGAGGTGGGTCAGGATCGAGTTAGCGGCATCACTGCGAACCTTCTCACTATTGGCGTCTGTCATCAGGACCGCCTGGGTATTCAAAGCCCGCTGATACATATCCTGGTTCAGTATCCAACACGGCGTCAGGGTCTGCTCAAGGATCAGATTAACCAGCTTAGACTTGTTGTAAGACGATACATAACTGGCCATGTCCTTGGACTCAACACCTCGGGCAGTCCAATCTTTAATCTTGTCTGGGAAGGTTGCAGAGAAAGCCGCAAAGTTCGTCTTGTCCATCAACTTCTGACTGACATACTTAACCGCATCCACATACGACGTAAGTTTGAACTTACCGTCCTTCATAACAGCGGTATAACTAATCAGGTTCTCACGATACTGTTCGTGCATATCTGGATCAGCAAGTAACAAATTAACCTTGTCGATCACTTCTTTATTAATCGACTTCTTCAGTTTATCAGGTAATGCAGTTTTGAAATCATCAGACGATAAGGCGCTCATGTGTACCCCATATAAAGTGCGTTACTATATCGGCTGACTATAAGTGAAGTAATTACGTAATGCAGCGAAAAGAAACCCCGAGCCATCAAATGAACCGGGGTCATTCCTATTAAGGGTAAGACATCATAAAGGGTCGTATATCCAATACCCAATCGTTGTATTGATCCATGAGTCCCATAATCTCACGAAACGCTACACGCGAACTCATAACAGACGGAGTATAAACACCCTGCTTATTACGGGTAATACGGTAATCAGTACCAGGTGCAATGCAGCCTTGAAGATCAGCCGGCCAATTACCAGGATGAAGCATTATGTACTCGCGCTTAGGCACATCAAGTACTTCCCAGCCTTCTGTAAACTCGCCGTTAGTTGTTCGACTAACAACAGGTGAGTCACGTTTACCCAGGTAATAAAGTCCATCAGGAATGCAGGAAAAGAAGGCAGTGTTACTGCGCCAAGGTTTTTCGACTGTAAAGAACTGTTCCCCAGTAGGAAACAACAACTTGCTAAACGTACCCTCCGGGCCGTAATTAAAACGTGTTAACGTCAGATGGTTATTCATAACTCCCCACAATTAATAATGTTTACGAGAGTTACTTATAACAATAGGAAATTATTACTGTTGAATTATAATAATTTTGTGAGGGAAAAATAGACATCAGGTTTTTGTGGAAAATCTAATCTGGGTACGGGGTTAGTGCTGACACACTGCAAGTTCAAAAACAAATACCACCCCCCCCATCGTTTACTACCGATACCACGGGGACCACCTACCCACTACTACCCAGCTCACGCTGGCGTAATGAGCACTACAGTGCTACTTCACTCCCTCTCATGGCGGGGCCTGTGTCGTACTATGACCATGCCCTATTACTCCGGAGTATTACCATGTTCGCAATGTTCT